TTTAAATATAAGATTAATATTGATATAGACAACAATTAACAATTATTAATATTCTCACATAGTATAAAGTAAGTACTAGATAAGAAGAATTAATATAATTAACATTGTTTTTCAAACTCGATTAACATCTTAAACGGTCCGCGAAACAACCTATCTTTTATAAGAAGGAGCTGAATTTTAAACACGCTGGTTGCGTAGCATAGCCAAGAACTTTGTAGGCTATAGCACGTGTAATATCCATTATTGCTTTGTTTTGAGTTATTTTCTAGATTTCACATTTATTATTTTGACATGACAATTATAAATCGAACACCACCTACAGCAAGTATTGAGGTTACGCCTCAGTCTCCCCCTGTTACGTCTGACCAACTATTAAAAGGACAGGGCAGAGTATTTAAAGAACTGGTTATGGTAACTACTCAATCAGCATTCTCTGATCGAGTACATGCAGCGAGATCAGGCCCATCAACCCATCATCGCTCACCCCATAGTAAGAAATCTCCAGCACATGCTGAAGATGAAGAGGAGAATAAAATAGCTCCAGTTGTTGAACTTACTCCGTATGAAAAACATATGAGTAAGAAAGAAAAGAAGTTAGCCAAGAAAATGGCTAAGAAAGAGAAAGCTAAATTTACGTTAAAGAGGAACGTTAATAAATTTGGTAGATCCACAATCAAGGAGATTGATGATGTTGTCACCAAAAATTTGCGGAAGGCATACGTGCCGAAATCCAATGAGATTAGTGTAGCACTGTCTGAAAAAGAACAAATACAGCTAGATCTCATGAGAGAAGTTATGTTGCGCCACATGCCAACTACTTTACCTGATCCTGAAGAGATAGAACACATAAAGTTCGAACCTCTTTTTATTGATCCAAAGTGGAAGGGCCATAGAGTACCTAAAACTCTCATTGGAATGGAGGAAGATACAGTGCGTGCACTGTTAAATTCTATTCACAAGACACTAACAAACCAATTAGTTACATCCACACGTCATACTAGTGATCCTATGAAAGATTCCAAGACTAAGGGGTATTTCAACAAGAACATTGGGAAGAAAGTGCATTGTGACTTGCAAGAACTCATGCGTCGATTAAATGAAGTCATGAATTCTCATTGGCATTGGACAGAAAGAGGTCGTTATATGTTATGCGACTTTTTAGTATTGATTTATGCTGAGAAACCTGAAACATTCGAACATTGTGTTAGGAGGGGTAGAATTCCTGAGAACCCGTATGGCAATTGGGATAAGATTCGTCTATGTGCACCGCCTTTATCTGATGAATATCTAGTTAGTCCACAAGAAGGTTTTGAACCAATATTCCGTATCGGAAAGGTTAAGAACAAGTTTTTCTGGTTTAGCGAAGAAGATCATAAACCTGAAAAGTTTAAGTTTTCGGCGTCGAAGTTGAAAGGATGTATTAAAAGCCAAGTATTGGAGAAGAATATGACTCCTACTGAAGTAGTGCGTTATTTCAAACCGTTGCTGACTATTGAACTACCTAGCGCTGACAAATATTGTTGGTACTATCGCTTTATTCATAAGGAGTGGTTTTATTACCATTGTGATGACGATGATGTTTGGAAGAAACACTTCTTTCGCCATTTGCATATCATCCACGATAGACTTATAACCTTCATTCACCAGTATGCTTCACAGCAGTCTTTGAGTGAAGCTGAGCGTGAGAGTATGAAAAAGCAGAGAGCAGAGGCTTTTGCTGAAGTAATGCGGTCACCAGAAATTCAAGAACTTTTTGCAGACGGCTGGGAGAGAGAAGAAATTTGTGACAAGATCTATATGGAGCAAACGTTATTACTTGATGAAAAGGAAAGAAATAGTTTATTCTTTGCGTACAAAAAGACCACAAATCTTAAAAGTACGCAGAGAGATATTGCTAATGGGCGTTTGGAGAAGTATGACGAGGTATACCAAGAGGATTATGTTCTCGAACCTCTGAGATACAAAGATATCCAGAAAGTTTATACAACACAAAAACGCTTTGATCAACCAGATGAAGAGGGATTCATCGTAGCTCGCCATACTTTTAGAGGTAACACTGCAAAAGCTAAGCGCATTTTGCTCAATGCAAAGCCTGTTTATGTGGATGAGTATCAACTCCAGTGCGGTGTGCATAGCACCATTGGCGAATGTACGCTTCAGATTACTGGAGCTGTTAAAGCCACTTTGCTAATGCTCACTTATAGCATTGCTACATTAACAGTCATTACTGGTATAGTGTATGCTATAATGAGGCGTACTGAGATGGGTCAGACTCTTCTCGAAGAATTATCTCTGGTAGTGCATACAGCACGCAACGTGCGAGAGGTAGTTGAAGTAGCAAGGCCGCGAGTTGCTCAGATTGTTAACCAGTATGAACAAGCCGCTGAAGAGCGTCAACAAGATGTGGGTATCAACTATGGTAGGCTTTTGGAACAACTTGTTACAGGACACATTAGTTATGCTGAACAAGTTAAACTTCTTGAGATAAAGTCATCCATACACATCATGTATCACTTTTATAATGGCAATTATGGTGCTGCATTAGAATGGGCAACAAACTATGGTATTACTCGTCCTAGAGAGATACTTATGGTTTTGAGATCGGCAGGTTTCAAAGCTGCCTTAGTTGCTGCGGTGCCAATTATAATTTACCAAGGTGTTAAGCTGGCGGTTACTCATGAGACTTTTGATATCCTATGCAAATCTTACGATCAGGGCATTAAAGTGGATCCTCGTGATATGCCGGGTACTACATCCGTCAATTATGAATTGCATGCTGGAAATGGTGATTTCTCAGATATGTTTGGTCACTTTTTAGCTCCTTTTTTCAGCGAGGACGTTAATCAAGTGAGTCCTATGGTTCTTAGAGACCTAAACACTCAGTTTCAATATATGCGGAATGTCCGTAGCGACTTGTCTAGTAAAGTCAAGGTCACTATGGATTTCCTAGGTGCGGTCTCACGAACTTTGTTTGGTATTGACTTGACTGATCCAACATCACACTTTTATCCGTTGAAGTTGATGGAAATATGTAAGTTTGTTAACACCATTAAAGAGTCTGGTGAAGCATACCTTGCGGATCCTGAGATTTGTGAGAAGATAACAACAACATACAAGGAGGCCAATGAACTGAGACTAAGTCCACGCCATCAATTGTTACCCACCTTCATCACACACTACTTTAATAAGCAGTTCGAAGAGCTCCGAGATTATAATGTTCGTGCAGAGCAACAACTCACTGGAGCATTGAAGAGATGTGAGCCGCTTGGTGTTTTCTTTTTGGGCACTGCAGGAGTCGGCAAATCAGTAGCTGAAGACTACTTGATGCAAGCTATTTCTTATTTGGAAGGAGTTCAGTACTCTCGCATGAATGCGTATTCTTATAATGTGGATGACCCATATTTTGAGGGATATGCTAAACAAAAGTTTTGTTTTATAGACGATATGTTTGCAACAACTGATATTGCTATGCGCCAAAAAGAGGCTTTGCAAATTATTCATATGATCAACAACGTCCCCTACAATTTGTGTATGGCTTTTGGACAAAAAGGAGCAAACTTCTTTGATTCTGATTATGTCTTTATGTCTACAAATTTAGGAGCGCAAGCTGGTGGAGGTTACAAACATGTGAATTGGGATGATTTAGGCTTATCTTGCAAGGAAGCTTTTTGCCGCCGCTTGCACGTTGTTTTGTGGAGAGAGGACAAATATAATGGTGAACAGGAAAACACCATGTTTCGTGTCGAACGATGTATTTTTGATGAAAAATTGGAAGGACATTTAATCTCGGCAAAGGATTTAGCGCCAAGGCTTATATTGTGGCACAGATGTCAAAAGCTTCGTTCTGTCACAGATATATACGATACTAGTCGGTTTGCGGAGTTATATCCAGAAAACCTATACATTGAAATTGATGAAAGATGGTTAGTACCGCATTTGCGCACTGATCCCACACAGGATCGTCGTGTTGAAGTTCCAGTTCGCCGAGCTGAACCACCCAATCTACAGAGTGGTCCAGATCATTTTTCAGTTACTAATGATGTCGAGAGTACAAATCGTTTGTTAGAGCCTGGTTTAATCCTCCCGGAAGAATTTTTGTTATTGGTCATGAGAAGATATCCTGATCTTTCATTTGATGATCGTTGGAACGTCATGATGAACCATCTTGAGTACACGTGTCAAACCCCTCAAGATAGAGAAAAGACTCGTATACGTTTCAAAGATTGGATAATTAATGATGGCCAACTTCACGTTCAAGTTTGGGCAGCTTTATACGATGTACTAGTGAGGGAGGATCTTGCAGTTTGCAAACTCAAGGGACACACCCCACCGACGATAAAATCTCGTCTATCTTTTCAAAAAGCTGATTATAAACAACCAATATGGTCGGGGAAAACTCCTTGGAAATTTAGTGAGCCTATGAGCAAACAGGACAAACAAGACTTGGATGAACATAGAAAACTTATTGAAGCACAGAGAGGTACCTTCAAACTCCCCACACTGGAAGAGATGAATGTTTATTTAACTGGTGCTCTCAAGGAATATTTTGAGTGGTGGTATGAAATATCTCTCCCAATGTGTGAATACTTAGGTATCACTCCAGAGACGTTGTTCTATCGCGCAAAGATAGTTATGTTAATATTAGCATTAGTATCTTCAGTTGCTTTGCTATGTACCTTCTTTGGGTTTGAGGCTGAATCAAAGGTTAACAAACCAAAATCACTTAAGGAACTATCTAGACATTCTAACACCAATAAGGGAAGGTTGAAAGCTTCTAAGATTAGGCGTATGAAACGTTTGAGACAAGGTCCTGCCAAAACATGGAAAGTTCTTCAATCTGGTGATCCAAACTTTAGTGCATCTTGTGAGAGATTACTAAGATCCACTATCTACTTAATAGCACAAGGTGTTATGGATGGCGAGCCAGTCAAATGTCGTAATGCGATAGGTTTCCATGTTAAGAATGGCTACATATTCACTGTGCGTCATTTTATAGATGAATTTCTTGAATTTGACGAAGTGCACTTGTATGCATATTGGGGGGGCTATGACTCGAATCACAAAAGACCAAGATTTGTTGTTGAATTAAGTTATGATGACATATGGTCTTTTGAAGATGCAGATGTTTCTGTTGTCAAATTACCGGAGAAAGTTTCTTTACCTCCCTCTACTTATGATTACATAGCTGATCCTGAAAAAGACTTAATAGTCTACGAAGGAATGCAAGCATGTGTTTTGTCAGCTACAGAGGATGGTATAGGTACTTACAAACCAGGTATCTACGTGCGGGGTCCACTGACGTCTAATTACAGTTTTTGTGGGCAATCAATGGTAGTAGAACATCCCCATTATTATAAAGCAGCTACGCAAGGTGGTGATTCTGGATCAATGCTGGTTATACCTGGTGATCAGGGCAGGCCAATAATAGTGGGTTTGCACATTGGAGTTAATTTTGGGTTCACAAGTACACACTGTTTGGGTTTTCCACTAGATAAGTCTATCATCGATGGATTCTTTGAAGATTTGAGTGAACCGATTGTGCAGTCTAGTGAACATTTACCTTTGATAGTTTCAGGCGTAGCTGATCCCCCATCCGTTACGATGAATCGTAGTAAAATTAGGAGATCTGATTTCCATGGTTGGTGTGGTAAGCCTACTTTTGTGCCCACTCATTTGAAACCCTTTCATAATGCTGATGGGGAGCTGATAAATCCATTGCATGTTGCCATGAAGAAACTCAGACAAACCAGATTCGAAGTTGAACCATATGATGAAGATCGGGTCATTGACTATTTTTCTAAACTATACCCTAGATCTGGATTTCCACAAGTACGCTCAGTTAATGAGGCAGTCAATGGGAATGGTAGAATAAAACTTCCAACTATAAATCATTCAACTTCTGCTGGTTATCCATGGAGCCTGATGCCTGATAAGAAGAAGAAAGGCAAAGGACATTTTATGGTTCAAGTTGAAAATGGCGAATATAGGCTAACCGACGAAATGTACAATCATATACGAAGTGTTCAGGACAAGCTTATAGCTGGTGAGAATATGAGTGTTATATGGGCTGATGTTCTTAAAGATGAAACGCGGCCTATTGAAAAAGTCAATAAAGGCAAAACGAGACTCTTCTCCACTTGCCCGATTGATTACCTCATACTTATTCGCATGTATTTTCTTGATTTTATAGAGTATGTGCAATCTCGGTGTGTTGATCGTCCAGTTTCTGTTGGTATAAATCCTCACTCCATTGAATGGCACGAAATCGCCTTACGTATGTGCAAGTTTGATGGTAGTCTTGTCGCAGGCGACTTTGAAAACTTTGATGGTAATCTAACTAATGAAATGGGTAGAACCATACTGAAGTTCATAAATTGGTGGTACAATGATGGGAACGTGAATGCTTCCGTGCGAGAACTTTTGCTAGAACATGTGTTCACATCTAAGAGAGTTTATGGGAAAGATATCTATGAAACTGTTAGTGGCACTCCTTCCGGTCATCCACTGACAGCTATTTTTAATTCTTTCCATTGCATTGGTATGACTTTTGTTGTGCTAACTGAAGATTTGAACATAGTAGCTCCCGATTTCGACATGGTTTGTTATGGAGATGACAATGTTATCAACATCAACAAGAAAGGTATTAGATGTTCTACTTTAGCAGAGCACTATAAACGACGCTTTGGTATTGGTTACACTCACTTCTCCAAAGATGCTGTTGATAGAGATGACACTATACATACTATCCGGTACTTGGGCCGTGAGTTTAAATTTGAACAAGGGCATTGTAGAGCACCCTTGGATCTAGCAACAATTAATGAAATGTTGTTCTGGCACCATGGAAATGAGCACTCAGATGCAAAACTGTATTCTACAGTCGAAAGTTTTGCAATTGAAATGTCTCACCATGGCAGGGAAATTTTCCTTGAGAACACAGAAGCCTTACGAGAATGGGTGAGAAAGAATCAGCCACGACACCTTCGACAAGTTGAAGAGAAAATACAACCATACAGTTATTATTTTGATGGTATGTATGATCCAAAAAGACGGGTCGATTTTAAGTGGAGTTTCTGACTCATGATAATACTTGGTCTGATATATACCATAATATATTTCGTGGAAACTACGAGGTCGAAAGCCGAAGTGATCAAAGTTGCACATCACATGTGCTTTGAAGTGAGACAATCTGAATTTACCGTTGAGAACACGGCTAACCGTGAATTTACTGATCGTGCTGTTAATGTCATTGACAACACACAACAAGATCGTCTTGGTGATTTCCAAGACGCTGCACCAATATCGCACTCCATGGCGACTGATACTATCAAACAACAACCACATGAAGTTGTTAACATGGAAGAACACAAATTAGATAGAGTTATTGAAAGATCATACCTGCTTGGTACTTATTCGTGGTCCACAGCCCAAGCTGCTGGGACGAGTCTGGTCAATTTAGCTTTTCCTGCTGCTTTATTTAACATTCCCTTTATAGCTGATAAGTTGAAGGGGTTTCGTTACTTTAGAGGTGGCGTTAGAATTAGTGTGCGCGTTAGTGCAAACAAGTTTACATATGGGAAATTGATCATGGCATACGATCCAGTCAACAATCAAAATGCATACTCATCTGCTTTGTTTAGTAGTGCATATTTGATGTCTGGCAATCCACATGTACTCATATCTGCAGCCGCAAGTGAAGCTGTTGTGATGGATGTACCTTTCATATGTCCAAAAAGAGGTATAGATTTACAAAACTATGCTGACAACGAAATTGGGCGCGTGGTCATTATGGTGCTTAATCCATTAGTTAACGTGTTAGGGCAAACCAATACTGTGTCTATACAGGTTATGGCTCAATTTATTGAATCATCACTATATTTCCCTACTGATATACCTTATACTGGTGGTATCACACAGAGTGGTAGACACAAGATCATGAAAGCTCACAAGGAAAACACAACTTCCACTGCAATAGAAGCGGCACGCAAATCTCAAGCTCACTATGTTACAGAAGCAGATGAAACGATACGTGCTACTGAAGGAACCATATCCAATGGTATAGCATCTTTGACTCGAACAGTGCAGCAAATTGCTGATGTTGGAACTGGAGTAATGGCATTGGGTGCGTTATTCGGGTTATCAAAACCCACAAGTTCCGCTACTACTGATATAGTTCAGATTAGACCAGGGGTGAGTTACAACAATGGCAAAGGCATTGATCATTCAATTAAACTAGCCATGGATTCTGAAAACTCTATTGGCACATTACCTAATGTAGGTGGATCTGGTGTCGATGAAATGGACATAGTTACTCTAGCTTCTACTCCAGCACTTGTATCAGTATACACTATGACTAGTAGTACGCTTCCAATGCCAATAATGAATTGCTCTTTCGGTACTACATTAAATGCAGGCATAAAGGAATCTTATTGCGATCTAGTAGCTTCCATGTTTAGGTGGAGTAACGGCACAGTTCGTGTCAAAATTTATATAACTGCATCGCTGATGCAGGCAATTCGATTAGTCTTTTTCTTGAGTGATGACGTCACTAATGAACAAGATTGGACTAATTTGTATCACCGAGTAGTAGATGTGCAAGGGGACACCGATGTATGCATATCTTTACCTTATTGTCAGAACACTATTTCTGATGACGGTACTATCTCGAAATTTGCTCTCTGGGTCAAACGACTCAATTGGTCAACACCTGACAATGCAGTTAGCGCTCCTATATATCTTAATGTTTATAAGGCTGCTGATATGGATTTCAGTGTGGGTGAGCCACTTAATTGTTACGCGTTACAGTCGAACGTTCGTGATGATTTTTCTGTCCCCTTTTTGCCAATCCATGAATCAATATCCGGATATGAACACGCAAACGTCATTTGGGGTGAGAAATACACAACTATGCGAGAAGTGATTCATAAGATGACACCTTATCGATCATATTCCACAGGAGGAGCTGCCTTTACATACGAGAATCAGACTGCTCCTAATGCAACATATGGGCTAGAGATAGTTGGAAAATTCTATCGATTTTGGCGTGGATCAGTACGTTTTAGCCTTATTCCAAAAACTCCCACAAACAATTCTTGTGCGGTAGTTTATGATAGTGGCACTTCCCCAGCTGCATATATTAATGCTGTAGCGTTTGGAACACCTGTTAGTCCAATAATAGACTTTGAGGTACCATACTACTCGAACATGTTGTTTGAGAGTACAGACTCAAACAGTAAATTGGTTGTTCAACTGAGTGCACCATCAATGTTTATGAGCAAAGCAGCTGGAGATGACTTTTCTTTCCATTTTAGAAGATTGCCCCCTAATACAGCGATCAACTTCGACAATACCGGAGGTGTGTCAGCTTTGAGGGGCTTCCTGAGCTAAGTGCTTAGCAACCTAGTTTGGTCTCAGGTTTCTTCCTTTGTGTTTATTTTAAATTATACGTTATTCAACCATGAGCGTATAGCCTAGACTTTTAG